GAGGCCGCGCGGGGATCGCCGGGCGGCAGATCATAGGTCGCGCGATCCTGGCGAACGGCCTCGATGCCGCGCGCCTCGGCGTCGGCGATGGAGACCAGCCGCAGATCGACCAGCCGCCCGTCATGCTCCAGCCGGATCGCGTCGGCCGGATCGAGCGCGAGCCGTGAGGGCGGCAGACGGAACGCCGCCGTCTCGCGGCCCACCCACGCCTCCATCAGCGCGCGTCGGCAGCGGCGCTCGGCCTCCTCGGGCGGAACGGCCATCGGGAAGGACTCGGAGGCGATCCGGGTCGTGTCCACGGTGATGCGGCGCGCCTCGACGAGGGCCGCGTCGTAGTCCTCGTCGGCCCGCGCTACCTGCCATTTCAGGGCCTGCGGCAGTTCCGTCTCCTGGCCCCGCGTCAGTTCCAGCACGTCGCCCTCACGAGGGGCGACCAGATCGTCGGGTGCGAGGGTGGCGACGGAGGCCCGCCCGCGCATGACGAACCGGATCACCCCCTCGGTCTCCACCGCGTCGAAGCCGAAATGCCGCGACAGCGTGGTGATCGAGGCGCGCGGGCTTTCGAGCGCGGTGATGGCGTAGCCCTCGACCGCGCCCCAGAGGCCGGTGACGTCGATGCGATACTCGGGCAGCCCGGCGCGCAGGCAGAGGTGCCGCACGAGCGCGGCCAGCGACACCGCGCCGAGCCGCCCGGTCAGCCAGTGCCCGAGCCGCCAGTTCGCGCCGTCCGTCCAGACGTCGGTCAGCGCCGGGAAGAACGGATAGGGCCGCGCGTCCCAGGTCCAGGCGGCGCATTCGGGCACATGAACCATCCGGCCGCCGTAGACCGAGGACAGCGGGTTGTTCGCGGCATCGCCCCACCAGAGATACGTCGCCTCGAGATAGGCGCGCTGGATCGCGTCATCCCGCCAGCCCCGCGAGAAATGCGGCGTGAAGCTCTCCGACGACTTCGGGTCGAAGAAGACGTTTGGCTGGTTGGTGCCCCGGTCGATGGCGGGACAGCCGAGCTCGGTGAACCAGATGGGCTTGGACTGCGGAGCCCACGCCGTCGGTGTCGCGCTCTCGACCCCGCCCGGGCGGTTGTAATGCGGGGTCGACCACCAGGCGCGCAGATCCTTGTAGCGGAAGACCCATGGCTTGCTGGCGGCGCCATCGCTGATCGCGGTGCGGGCCTGCGCTGAGCGGTCTGCAGCGCTGGCGTAGAACCAGTCGAAGCCTTCCCCGCCCGCGATGTTCCCCTGCAGGTAGGCGCGGTCGTAGATCGCGGGCCAGCCCTCGGCCGCGTCGAGATGCTCGAAACCGTCGCGCCAGTCGGAGAGCGGCATGTAGTTGTCGATGCCGACGAAATCGATCTCGGGATCGGCCCAGAGCGGATCGAGGTGGAAGTACACGTCGCCCGAGCCGTCGCCCGGCTGGTGCCCGAAGTATTCCGACCAGTCGGCCGCATAGCCGATCCTGGTGCCGGACCCGAGAATCGACCGCACATCCGCGGACAGGTCCCGATAGGCCTGCACCGCCGGATAGGTGCTGGCGCCCGAGCGGATCGTGGTCAGCCCCGGCATCTCGGTCCCGATCAGGAACGCATCGACACCGCCCGCCGCCGCGCAGAGATGGGCGTAGTGCAGCACCATGCGGCGCAGGCCCCAGTCGCCGGGCGTGCCTGTCCACGAAACCGTCTGGCCGGAGACGCTGAAGCTGGCGGTTGTCGCCGCGCCGAACAGCGCCGCGACCTGGTTTGCCGCCGTCGCGGTCTTGTCCACGGTCCCTGCAAACCCCGCTGCAGGCGAACAGGTGATCCGGCCGCGCCAGGGGAACGCGGGCTGGCCGGTCTCGGCGGCGTTGTCGGAATACGGGTTCGGCAGGGTGTTGCCGGGCGGCACGTCCATCAGGATGAACGGATAGAAGGTGACCCGCAGCCCGCGGGCCTTCATCTCAAGGATCGCCTGCACCACCGCGAAGTCGGACGGCGTGCCGCCGTAGACGGGACGGTCCTCTGCATCCCGGCTGACCAAGAAGGCGCTGGCGCGGCTGACGCCGTTGACCGACCAGCTGACCGGCGTCGTCGACTTGGCCGACACCTCGACGCCCGGGCGCACCTTGCACGATCCCGCCCGCAGATCGTCGCCGAACCACGCCACCACGAGACTGACGCTTTCGACCGCCGGGGCCATCGCCTGCAGCCGGTCGAGCGCGACCACCATGTCGGTCGCGTCCGGCAGCGCGTTCAGGTTCTCCGCCTGCGTCGCGCCGCCATCGGTCTTGCGGATGGCCTGCGTGGCATAGGTGAACTCGCCCGAGGCGGGGATCATGGTGACGGCGCGGGTCAGCCCCTCGGCGGTGTCGGGGTCGGCCAGCGGCCGGAATACCTCGAAGGAAAGCTGCGGCAGGCGGTTGCCGTAGGTCGAGAGCGCCAGTTCCTCGAAGACCACATAGGCCGTGCCGCGATAGGCGGGCGTGTTCGCCGCGCCCATCTTCGCCGCGATGAACGGATCGGCCGTCTGCGCCTCGTCGCCCGGATACCAGCGCCAGGTGACGCCGGAGAGGTCCATCGGCTTGCCGTCCGCCCAGATGCGGCCGATGCCGGTGATCGGGCCTTCGCAGAGCGCCACGGCGAAGCTGGCATAGTAGAGATACTCGGTGGTCTTGACCTTGCCGCCTCCGCCGCCCTTGCCGCCACCCTGCGTGGTGGTCTTCGTCTCTTCGCGGAAATCGGTCGCCCAGATGATGTTGCCGCCCATCCGCATGCGCCCATAGAGCCGCGGGATGACCACGCCTTCGGTGGCCGAGGTGATGCGCAGCGTGTCGAGCCGCGCGCCCTCGATGCGCTGGGTGGGCGCCAGCGACGAGATGATCCAGCTGTCGACGACCGAGCCGATGGTGGAGCCGATGAAGCCGCCGATGGTCGCGGCGCTCACGCCGAGGATCGCGCCGCCGATCGAACCGCCAATGGCGGCGCCTGCGGCACCGAGAACGAGGGTGGCCATGTCGAGGTCTCAGCGATGTGGGAACAGGAAAGCGAAGGCGATGCGCCGCCGCCAGGATGGGGTGAGCGGTTCCTCGATCACGCCGAGCCGCTCGTAGGCATGGAGGAAGGTGGCGGGGCCTGTAAGGATCCCGACATGCTTGGCGATGGCGCGCGGTTTCATGCGGAAGAGGACCAGCGCGCCGGGACCAGCCTCGGCGGGCGACACCTCGATCATCATGCGCCGCGCGCCCTCGGCCAGCACCTCGCGCGGCCCGGTCTCGCCCCAGTCGCGGCTGTAGGGCGGGATCGGGAACGGCTCGGGACCGGCGACTTCGCGCCAGACGCCCCGCGCCAGCCCGAGGCAATCGCAACCGACGCCTCGGAGGCTGGCCTGATCGTGATACGGCGTGCCGAGCCAGGACCGCGAAACGGATACGATTTGTTTGTTCTTCTCGGCAGTTGAGCCGTTGGCTATGTTGGTCACAGTCAGCATGAGGCTATTTTGAGACTTTCTTTTCGAGGAGCGGTTGCAGATGGCGGGTGAGAGGCACGAGGGCTTTGTGGAAAAGATCGACGCTGGTATCGGCGATCGCGAAACTCTGCCCATCGCGGCGAAGGACGCCTTGATTGCAGCTTTCTGCCACTTCAGACCTCCCGAAATTCCAGAGGTAGAACGTCGGATAGATTACATTCGCGTCTTCGATGGCGGTCGCAAAGGCGGAGTCAGCATCAAGCCCGGCAACGTAACGCTTAACTGGAGGAAGCTAATTGGATCCTTGCCCGGGATAGCACTTACCGGAGCAGGAGCGGCGACAAGCCCATGGCTTATCATTCTCGGGGCTTTGGTGATCTGGAAGGACCTCTATTCGACCTCGCAGGTTGAGTTAGGCCCACAACATGCCACCGCGATGCTGACGATGTGGAACAACCACGACGGCAGAAAGCGGATATCCGAAGAGAAAGCTCGGGAACTGACGAACGAAGCGCTTGCCCAATTCGACATGAATCGGACCAGTCCTGCGACCTTTGCAAACATAATTGACGATCTGACCCTGGCTGGCTGTGTTGAGCTGTCCGATGGGGAGATTTGGCTGCGCGAATGGATCCGACGTAGTTGGCCTTGACGAGCGAAGTACCATAGGAACAGCCGCGCCACCGGGCGCTTATTCATCATAGCACGGACCCCTCGTGCCCGCCGTCCTTGGTGGCGTAACGCAGTACGGCATCCTGGCCGGGGATATGCGGGAAGCCGCGGAAGTTGGCGGTGTTGGCGAACTTCGCGCCACAGGTATCCATGCGCTTGTCGCAACCCGCACGGATGGTGAAGCCGTCACCCTCGGCGATCGCGCGCACCGGCGCTTCGAGCAGGGTCAGCACGGCGATGCCATCCGTGACGTCATGGCCCAACACTTCGGTGCGCCGCCCCGCGTTTGCGCCGCTGGTCCATTCGAGCGTGCCGAAGGTGAACCAGCCGGAGGCGAAGCCGCCGAGGCCCGAGGCGGTGAAGGCGCGGTCACGTAGAAGATCGATGACGGCGCCCGTGCCCTTGAAGGCGGGGTCCTCCAAATCGACGCCGCAGCGCGCATCCCCCAGCGCGGCGTCACAGGTCGCCTGGAAGGTTCGCCCGACCGTCTGGCCAAGGACATGGGCGAGTGAGCGGACCTCGGCGACGAAGGCGAGCCGCCCGCGCCGGATCTGGCCGATGGCGCCGCGCCGCATCAGCACGCGCTGGCCAGTGTCGGCCCAGTTCACCCGCCAGACCTCGACCTCGGCGTTGTCCCAGCGGCCGTCGCGGATGTCGGTCTCGGTGATCCGGTCGGAGGTCAGCACGCCTTCCGCGTCCTGCGCATCGACCGAGAGGTCCGAGCCGGAACGGACCTCTGACGCGGTGAGCCCGCTCTCGGGCTCGAAGTCGGTGCCATCGAATCTGAGCGTCCGGTCGTGATCGGTGAAGCCGAAGCTCACGCCGTCGGCGCGGGCGATCCGCCAGCACCAGGCGAGAGTAGTCGTCCCCTCGTCGAGATGGGCCTGCAGGGCGGTCGAGAGGGATTTCATCGGCAGGTTCCCGTCATGCGGTCGTCGAGATCGGCGATCCAGTCCGCCCAGTCCGGCGGAACCTCCGCGACGGTCTCGGCAGCCGGCCGGGCGAGCCTCGCCTCGGCATAGGAGGCGCAGCCCGCGTCACCAGTCCCCATCGTTGCGGCGCAGCCGGTCAGCAGGATCGCCAGCGCCGCGGCCATCGCGAACCGCGTCGCGCCCGCGTTCGACGCGCTCGTTCCTGTCTTCCATCGCATCGCGTTCCGCCTCCCGTTTGCCTGTGTGCTTTCCTTCCGCGCGTCCCCAGACCCGTCCGAGGACGACGCCCCCGACCGCGCCCAGAGCCGCGATCAGCCAGATCAGGAACTCAGCCATCGTCGCGCTCCCCGCGTGCGGCGGCGACGCAGAGGGCGGCGACGAAGACGCCGAGGCAGCCGCCCATGACCAAGCCTGCGAGGAACTCAAGCATCGCCGCGGAACCCGCGCTCGATCCGGTCGCGCAGACCGATCAGGCCGAGACCGAGGAACATCAGCCCCGCAGGCGAGGCATCGCCAGAGCCGGCGAGCAGCGCGACGAGCCGGGACAGTTCCCCCAGCGGCCCGGTGGCGGGCAGCGCGATGGACGCGATGCCGGTCAGCAGAGCGAGAAGCCCTGCCCACCAGGTCAAGGAGTTGGGACGAACGTAGCGCATGGGGATCAGGCCCTCCGGATCAGGGTGGCGAAGAAGACGGCCAGCCGGGCGAGCCAGCCGGTCGGCATGTCGGGCGCAGGGTCGAGGACCGGCGGCCTCGGCAGCGGCGACCGCCGCAGCAGCGCCAGCGCCTCATCCTCGGTCAGTCGGCGGATCGGCCGCGAGAAATCCACGCGGCCTGTGCGGTCCACGGACCAGACCGGGATCGTGCCGCCGGGATAGCTGCCATGGCGAAACAGGTCGCGCTCGGCCTCCCGGCGCGGAATGATCGAGGCCGGTCGCCGCCAGTTCAGAAACGCGTCGGCGGCTGCAACGCGATTTCCGGCATTGAGATGTCGGGTCAGCGCGGCCTTCGCGATGCCCCCGGTATTGTAGTGAAAGCTGACCATCGCATCGAACTCGTGCGGCGCCAGCGGCACCTTCACTGCACGCAGGACGGCGGCCTCGTAGCGCGCAAGATCGGCGCGGAAGACCCGAAACGCCTCGCGGATCCCGGCATCGAGATCGGCGGGCATGCCGCGCGGCATGGTCGCCGGATCGGGCGGCCCGGCCGCGGCGGTGTGGCCGATGCCGAAGGTCCAGACCTGTTTCACATCGAGATAGGGCCCGGGCACGAGTCCTTCGTGCCGGACGAGGGCCAGCAGGCCCCGGTCGGTCATGTGCATGGGATTACCTCAGAAGCGAGAGGATCAGGATCAGTGCTGCGATGGCGAGACCGATGCGCAGGCGATGGGCGAAGGCCTGCCGGGGGTCGGCAGGGTCGCAGCGGAGGGAGCGCGCGAGGCGGATAAGCTCATTCATCGCCGTCGCCCTGCTTGGCGCGGCGGAGGCGGGCCAGCAGCATTTCAATGAAGGCCGGACCGAAGACGCCGACGAGATAGGCGGCCGAGCCTGCCGCCCCGCCCGCAGGGATCGCCTCGGGCGGCAGACCCATCCAGCTCGTGATCACGGCCATGGAGAGGCTGCCCATCCCGGCCGCGATCAGCCCGCCGAGGAGGATGTGCCGCAGCGCATCGCGCAGCCGCATCTTCGTGGTCAGCGCGTTCGTCGCGCCGCCGAGCGCGCCCCAGGCGGCGAGGATCACGGCGGTCGAGGCCGCGAGCTCTCGGAGCACGGCCGCAACGAAGCTGCCGGTGTCGTTCATCGCCGGATCTCCAGAAGCGGAATGGAGGTGATCGAGCCGAGCCGCTCGAGGTCGAGCGTCACGTCGAGCGCGTCGGTGTCGAAACGGACGGGCACGTCGAACTCGAAGCCCGCTGTGACGGCAACGCCAGCGCCCGGCGCGGCGCTGAAGGTGACAACGCCGGTCGTGGTGTCGACGGACCAGCCGGAGAGCTGCTCCGCGCCATCGAGGGCGATGCGCACCGTGCCGGCGACCGGCTTGGTGATCGTCCGGGTCCATATCTGGCCGCCCGAGGCGTAGCGCTTCAGCAGCTGGAAGCCGGTCGTCGTGCCGTCTCCGGTGCCGATGGGCTGGTCGGTGGGGGCTGGCACCTGCGACGGCAGGCAGGACTTGTGGTCGCCCCAATCCTTGAAGCGGAAGCCATGGAGGCGGCCGTTCCGCGCCTCAAAGAAGGCAACCACCGCCGCCAGATCGTCAGCGCGGCGGACGCCATAGGCGACATCGTAGCGGCGGCGCGAATTGGCCCAGGTTGCGTTGCGCTCCTCGTCGCCAGAGGCGAGCTCGACGATCTGCGTGCGCCGTTCCGGTCCGCCCCGCGCGCCCCGGCTGATGTCGTCTGGGAACCGGACCTCGTGAAACGCCATCACATGCCCCTCCGCCCAAGCGACACGGCGCGGGCGATGTCCGCCGCGACCTGCGTGCGGGATTGCCGGAGGCTCTCGGCGTCGCGGGCCATGATGGTGACGTTGACACCGCCGCCCGCCCCGTAGCTCTGCGCCTCCCGTCGCGACAGCACCCGCTCACCCCGCTGCAGGATCGCGGGCACCTCGTCGTGACGAAGCCCGGCCATCCCGCCGCCATGCATTCGTGGGGCGGCGGCGAAGGCCATGGTCGGGACCATGCGCGAGGGCCCGGAGGAGCCAACCATCCCGCCCGCATGCAGGACGTTGGCGAAGATGCCGCTCGCTCCAGAAAACACGCCCGAGAGCGCATTGGCGATTGGCCCGAGGATGAACCGTCGCGCCGCAAGCTGGGCGAGATCGGCCAGCAGCGAGGTGACCAAGTCGCGGAAGTTCAGCTTGCCGGTCCGCACGAACTGGCCCACCGCGTTCTCGGCAGACTGGAAGGCGCCGACAAGGCTCTGGCCGATGTCGCCACCGATCTCGCGCGCCTTGCTGGCGTAGTCCGACAGCGCCGCTGTGACGGCCTGCCAGCCGGTGACGGCAGCCTCGGTGTCGGGCTCCGCTGCAGCGGCGGCAGCCCCGGCGGCCGCACCGGCACCCGTAGCGGCGCGCCCCGCTTCACCAAGCGCCGTCTCCAGCCGCTCGGCAGCACCAGTGGCCTCGGTCAGCGCATCGGCACTGGCCTCGTCGGTAGCGCGCACGGCATCGCGAAGCGCCTGCCAGCTTTCCAGCGGCGCGCGGGCACCTTCCGCCAGATCGCGCGCGGCGCCGCGATAGAGGTTCGCGGACTCGAGCGCGCGGTTCGCCGCATCGGTCAGACCGAGATCGGGCGCGGTCAGCGGGTTGTCCTCGAAGGCCCGGTCGAACGCCGCCTGCGCCGCTGTCGTCGCCGCCGTCGCCGCACCCTCGAAGCGGTTCTCGATCTCGCCGAGATCGAGGTCGGGCACCAGCGTGATGCGGCGCTCCGACCCCAGCGCTTCCAGCCCCTGGTTGATGCCGCCAATGAAGCCGTTGATGCGCGAGACCACGCCGTTCAGCATCGCCTCGACGCCGTCGACCAGGCTGTTGGCCGCCTGGAACGCCAGATCGCCGATGGCAGCAGGCAGCAGGCCCCAGATCGCCTTGATCGCCTCGTAGGCGCCCTCGAACGTGTTCGCGGCGGTGTTGCCGAAGCCCACGACGCTTTCGATGGCGCTCTGCATGCCGGAGGCGGCGTCCGCCTTCAGGTCGAAGAACATCGCCGTGGCGGCTGCACCCGCCGCAGCGGCGCCCATGCGGATCCGCTCCCAGACCTCGACCGCGAGGTCCTTCAATAGCGACATCGCCTCGCCAAAGCCGCCCGCGCCGGACACGAGGCGGGTGAACTGATAGACGAGCTCGCCCGCGCCGACGATCAGCGCGCCTATGCCGGTGCGGATCAGCGCCCCGCGCAGGACGGCCAACGCCGTGGCGAGGCCCCGCACGGAGAGCGCCGCCGCAGCCATGCCGGCGACCCAGCGGCCCGCGAGGAAGGCCGCGAAGGTGGCGGCATAGGTCGTCAGGCGGCCGATGTTTTCGAAGAGCCCGCGGATCGCGATGCCGAGCGGCCCGGTGCGGCTGGCCACCGCCGCCATGGCGTTGGCGACAGCTTCCAGTGCGGGGGCCGCTGCGACCGCCAGCTGGTTCGAGAGCCCGCGCCAGATTAGCCCCAGCCGCGAGATCGCGTCGTTGGTGCGCTCGATCTGGTCGGCATCCTGCTCGGAGACCACGACCCCGAAGGCAAGCACGTCCTCCGTCGCCTGGCGCAGCGTCGCGGTGTCGATCCGCGACATGGCGATGGAGCCTTCCTCGCCGAAGAGCTGGCCCGCGACCGCCGCGCGCTCGGCGGCGGGCACGAAGCTCTCGATGGCCGCGTTGATCGCACCCACACGCTGGTCCAGCGGCAGCGCGATCAGGTCGGTGGCGGACAGGCCCAGGCGATCGAGCGCGTCGGCGGCGGGACCGGTGCCGGCGGCCGCTTGGCTCAGCCGCCGCGTCAGGTCCTTTGTGGCCTGCTCGATGCCCGACATCGACACGCCAGCGAGTTCGCCCGCACGCTCGAGCGTCTGGATCGAGGCGACGGTGGTGCCGAGGGATTGCGCGAGCTTGGCCTGCGCGTCCACCGTCTGGAGGCCGGAGCGCACCATCGCGACGCCCGCCGCCGTGGCAGCAGCCACTGCAGCAGCAGCGGCCACGCGCACCCGCCGCGAGAAGGCCGCGAGCCGGGCGTTCGCCGCCTCCATCTCGCGGCTCAGCCGTCCGAAGCCGCGCGACCCGGCTTCGCCCACGCCTTCCAGCTCGGCGCGCACCTGCCGTCCGCCCACGGCCGCGAGGCGGACGCTGACCCTCTTCTCAGCCATGGGGGTGATCCATCTGTTCGTTGAGTTTGGCGACCATCACTGCCTCGATGACGGGCAGCAGTTCGGCCATGGCGAGCGGCGGCACGCCGAGGGCGTTCCCGAGCGCCAGCGCCGAAGATATGTCCCAGCCGATCACGGCGCCGGGCAGCACGCGGAGCTGTCCACCGAGGCGGCCGACAAGGTCCCAGACTTGCCAGCCGTCATAGGTCAGAGGCCGGTTCAGCCGCGCCGGGCAGTCCGGGCAGGCTTGCGCGCAGGCTTCGCAGTACCGCTCGCCCCCGCCGAAGGACCATTCGGCGAGAGCGCGGAGGCGTTTTTTTCCTGTTCCAGCAGCAGGCCCTTCGAGACATAGGTCAGCTGGAACGCCTCGAAGATCGGCCAGACGTCGAGCAGCGCATCGATGGCCTCCGGGCTGGGATCGATCGGCTTGCCGTCCGCATCGCCGATGCCCTCCCAGGCGAGCACCGCCCGGCGCGCCAGCGCCTTGGCGAAGGCGACCGCGCGCTCCTCATCGGAGGCGTCCTCCGGTACCGCCTCAACAACCGGATCGCTGCGCGTCGCGACCATCAGGGCGGTAGTCAGCGGGCGCAGCTGCACCCGGACGCCGGGGACGAGTTCGTGCCAGCGCGGCGCGTTGGTCAGGTCGAGCGTCAGCATGTCAGTAGGTCTCCACGTCGTTCACGAGGGTGGCGGTGCACATCCGGCCGACGACGCTGTCGCGGGCGGCCTGCCAGTCGAAGGTCGCCTGCACGCCCTGCGGTCCGGAAATCTCGATGCGCGGGCGCGGCAGGTAGACGGCGTGCACAGTGAAGGTGAAGCTCTCGCCGGACGGCAGGACGTAAGCGAATTCCATCTCGCAGGCCTCGCCGTTGATCGCCTGCGTCACCAGCGTCTGGTCGGCGAAGCGCACCTCGATCCGGCCGGTCAGCGCGGCGATGGACGGGTCCGCGCCGTCGATGCGCCCGTCCGAGCGAATGGTCTCGATCCGGTCGAGGTTGTTGGCGTAGGTGATCTCGGCCGAGACCACATTGCCGAGCGGCGAGCCGTTGCGCGTGATTGCCCCGTTGAAATGTCCGAACCGCTTCAGCTCCAGCGCTGCGGGCGTTCCTGCGCTCGTGGTCGTGCCGACCGTCTCGCCCTGCGCCACCAGCCGCGCGGTAGCCGTCAGCAGGCCAGACCGCTGCATCTGCCATGTGATCTGGTCGAGCACGCAGCCCGAGTACATCGCATAGCGGGGCACCTCGGGCATGCCGGTCTCGATCGACATGCTGGGCAGCGTCCAGGAGCCCGACTGGAACTCGTGGCTGTACGGGGCCTCCGCACCGGTGGTCGTCGGTGTCCCGAAGGCCGCCTTCAGCCAGAAGCCGAAGGCCTCGGCGTCCAGAGGCACGACGACATCGCCATCGGCCGTCACCGCGTCCTTGATCGGCGCCAGCGGGTCGCGGCCGTAGCCGAGAAGCTCCGAGTTCAGCAGCGGCTGCTCCGCGCCGAGCGACGTGCTGGCGAAGGGCATGCGGGTGAAGCCGCTGGCGGGCGGCGTTCCATAGGTCGTCTCGAACGAAAGCGCCATCAGCGCCCGCGCCCCCTGGGCTCGTGCCATGGTGTTCTCCTCGGGTTGTCGGGATCAGCCGAGTGGGTCGGCCGTGGAATAGTGCAGCACTACCGGGATCACGGCGGCCTTCAGGCTTGCCGCGCCCTCGACCGGCAGATCGACCGGCCTCGGCGCTTCCACCTCGACCCAGTCGCAGAGGCCGCCGAGCGTACGGTCGGCGGCGAGCGCCGTGCCGATACTGGCGGTCAGAGTGTCGAAGTCAGTATCACGCTCCGCGCCCTGCACGACCGCCTCGATCTCGGCGCGGTGCTGGTAGTGGTAGCGCAGCGGCGAGAGCGTGACCTCCGGCTCGCCCGGCTCGCCATCGCGCAGGATCAGCAGCCCCTCGGCCGGCACGCGCTCGGGCAGCACGTCGCCGCGAAGGGCGGTGGCGGGCAGCGCCGAGAGCCGCGCGTGCAGCGCGGCGAGGATGGTTTCGCGGGCGGTGGGCATCGCAGCAGGCTACTGTGTTGCAGCGAGAAGGCCTTCGCCGCAGGCCGACCAAAAGCTATGAACATTTGTCATTTTCTCATCCAACTTGCACTGGGGTGTGCCGCCGCCTCGCTCGTTCAGAGCGTTGCGCGCGCAAGTGAACATTGCAAAGACGTCTCAGGCTGGACCCAAGCACACTGTCCTACTACGCTTCGGCATGCGATCTCTTCCATAAGGTGTTGAGAGTGAGAACAGTTCAAAGCGACGCGGAGATGAAAGAGATCGAGCGCGAGCGAGCGCTCGTTGGCGTGTATGTGGATCGGGCCTACGATCGCGAGAAGATCCAGTGGATCATGGATGCGCGGGAAGGCTTCGATACGCATGCTAGAGACTCATGGCACCTTTTGATACCGGTGAAGAATGGTTACGGCGTCGACACTTGGGTCCAGCCAGATGAGTATGGGACGGTGTTGGCTGCCGGTCTGATCGACAAGCTGGAAATCAGATATGCTGCTCTTCCGTGCATTGTCTTTCGGGCTAAAGGGGAAGAGTTTTATTTCCTTAAGCTCGGAGGGAAGACCCGCGATCAGTTTCTCGAAGAAATCGGTCGTATCGCTGATCTTGCCCGTGAATGCGCAGCACAGGGGCCGGCTGATCCTGAAGGGTTCCGCGACTACGTAAACATGCAAGTTGCAAACCATCTGCGTAGGCGGAAGATTTTGAGCGCAACACGTACAGCAGTGCCCGTTTTGGGAGCGCTTCTCGGAAGCGCTGTGGATATCGGCGAGCTCGTGTAGCATAGCTGGATCGAAAGTACCGTATTGTCACATTTGCTTTTGGCCGCCGATACGTTTCTCAACCCAGTTCACCACGATCAGCCCCGGCACGCTGTCGAGCGCCCGCTCCGCATCCCGGGCGAGGTCCAGCCGCTTCGGCAGCTTGACCTGCGGCACGAGCAGGAAGATCGGTGCGGTGACCTTGCCGCGCCCGGTCTTCGAGCGGGACACCACCGCCTGGCCCTTCGTGTTCAGCCGTCCCTCGGCCACCAGCAGGCTTGGTCCCGTGCGGCGATAGACGAAGCGCAGACGCAGCCCGCGTCGCCGTTCCCATTCACCAGGCGTGATCCGGCCGCCGCGCAGGGATTTGCCTGCGGCAGGCAGCGGGATGGCCAGCCAGAACCCGTTCTTCGACCGGATCAGCGGCCCCGTGTCATGCGCGCCGACAATGACTGGAGCCTTGGACCAGACCAGTGCTGCCGCGTCCAGGCTCTCGCCCGATCTCGGGAAGTTCTGGCTCCGGATCGAGTTGGCCAGCCGGGGCCCGAGCCCCGCGCCGATGATCTGCAGCCGCCACGCCGTCTTCAACCCGGTCCCGGCCTCGCGCATGGCGGCAGTCATCGCGCGTTCGGCCGCCGCGACCTCCGCCGCCATCATCGCGACGATGTCGGGGGCGATGTCGAGCTTCAGTTTCACGCGGGCCTCAGATCGACGGTCCAGACGAGCCGCTCGCGGTCGCGGACCGGCTCGCCCTGGATGAGAAAGGCGTCGCCGTCGATCTCGATGCGGTCGCCGGGGCTGGGGTTCGCCACCTCGGCGACGCGCAGGTCGATGCGCGTGGTCTCGGACCAGAGCCGGGCATCGCCGAAGTCCGATATGGCATCCGCGCGCCGGGCGACGGCGCGCACAAGCACGGGCGCGCCGCCGTCGGGCGTGTAGACCGCATCCCGACCGATATTCGGATCGGCGAAGAGTGCGCCCACGGCGGCGGCGAAGGCACTCATCAGAACGTCGCGTTCAGGCGCACCCGACCGATGGTGTCGCCCGCGCCGCTCGCCACCGCCTCGACGGCCGCGCCGATCAGGGTGTTGTCGGTCGCGACCGTAGTGCAGCGCTTGTTGGTGTCGTCCCAATAGACCTTGGCGCCGACCGTCCAGGCCTGGGAGCCGACCTTGGTGATGTCGAACACGCCGACGAGCGCGGTCTCGACGGGCTCGGCGAGGGCGGCGTCTCCGGCCGCGATGCCGAAGATCGAGCCGACGAGCAGCCCATCGCCGGACGCGACGGCATAAGGGGCGGTCAGGGTGATGGTGTTGCCGGGCTGGACGAAGTTTTTCATGGGGAGGGTCCTTTCGCAAAAGAGAAAGGGCGGCCGTTTGGCCGCCCGAGATGAGCAATTTACGGGTTTGCACTCAGGCTGCTGGCATGCGCCTGAGCAAGTCGTCGAAGAGATTCAGGAACTCCGGGTCATAAATCTCGTCGACGTGGTTGTTGTTCCAAAGACCGGACCTGCGGACCCGCTCCCGTCCGCTGTGGTTGCCAAGCCAGCTGGTGCTAGCCCGATCCGGCGAGGGTTCTCGGTAACCGCTCAGCAGGGCGATGCTGTTGCGTTCGATGACACCGCGCGCGCTATCAGATCCAGGCTCGTCCGGGACCTCTAGGAACAGGAGCGTCATGTCCCCAAGGTAATCGCTCACCCTGACTTCGTGCTCTCTTTCGAGATCACGCAGCTCTCGCGTGGCGGATGCGCCGCGTCCCCAGCTCTCGATGTTAAGCGATGCGTTGGAGTTGAGAATGGCCTCGCCGACCAGCAACCTGAAGATCGAACCTCGATGGTTGCCGCCAAGTGGATTGCTGGTGCCGCGGTGCTGGCCGAGCCGCTTCCAGAGCGTCGTGCGTGATCTTGAGACCAGCGCATGCGTACCAACCCGCACTACACGTTGCGGGGAAGA